ACTTATCGGCGGACATATGGTAGTCCACCATCACGGTCGTGACTGCCTTGGCGACGGTATCCAGATCAGCGTTCTCCGTTTTCGCTCCCTGAGCAGCAGCGGCCATTACCTTGAGACCATCTGCTCCGCGATAGCCCGCACTCTCGATGAAGTACATACCCTTCGCAAGCTGCTCGGTAGAGGTTCCTGTATCCACCGCAATCTGCTTGATGCCGTCACCGACCATCTGGATATTCTTCTGAGATTCTCCCGCACTCGTCACGAGCAGGGTCATTCCTTGCTGGAAGGTTCCGGCAGCTTTAACGGCAGCTACCCCGATTCCTACGGTGGCAACAGCAGCAGCAGCAGCGCCGACTGCAACGGCACCAAGAACACCACCTCCGGCCAGTTCTGAGAGACCCTGACCGATCTTGGTGATGATGCCCGTTGCATTGTCCATCGCGTTGATGGCGATATTGAGCGCCAAATCTCCTGCTGCCACACGCTACCTCGGCTTATCCGACTCTAGCTTTCGCTCTAGCTCTTCCTGCACTTCGTTTTCCGACTCCCACTTTGCAATGAGGCGAAGGCGTTGCCTCAGGACAACCCGAATAGGGGCTACCCTGTACCCGTGGAACCCCCCGAAAAGTGGATAGAGTTCCGCATCTAGGATCTCATCGGGAACAGCTTCTCCTGGGCGTCGCTGTCCACGATATGCCCGTTTACACCATCCAAAAAATCCTGCTGTTCCTCCTCACTCATCGGGGCCACGATCTTATCGATAGCGGCCAGAATGGGTGTACTATACCTGGAGGGCAGCCTGCGGATATTTGCAGGGGTGAGCGGAACGAGCTTCCCGTTTCTCGTAAAGGTCCAGCTTATGATCATGCGGTCCAGCAGAGAAAAGCGACCAGTTCCCAGGCGAATCTCCAGATCTTTCTCCTTTCCAAGCTTTCCCATCAGGTTAGCGGTATACTCTTGATCGGAGATATCCATGCTCCCCTTCAGGACAACCTGCTCGTGCTGATCCCAGCCCCACTGCTTGCGCTGCTCCTCGCTCTCAGGGATCGTGACAGGCGAGAAATCATCAAATGCTCCCATATATCCTCCTCCACATTGCTTGTATCTCTTGTTATCGTTCTTCCTGACTCCAGGGAAATCACGCAGGGTAGGTCGGTGGTATTTGTGTAATCACAGCAAGCTTGTACGATCCACCAATGCCGGAGTCATACTCTGTGCGCCAGTGCGCCTTGGCCTGGACATTCCCCTTTGTGGGCTCGCTTGTCACGTCAATTTGCCCATCAGTACGAATGGGCAGCGTCCAGGTCCAGCTCTTGAAGACGGCAGCACCCGCCGTCGTGCCTATATACTGTCCTAAGAACTGGAATGCCAGGTAGCGCTTGAGGTTTTGCCGGAATTGTTCCCAGTCCAGCAGGTCCACGAAATCCAGCATGGCTTCACAGGTGCATTCACGCTTGACGGCATACGCACGATTGAAGTTTTGACTGTTGGTAAAGGTAAAGTGATCCTCCTGGGGAACCTTCAGGTCCACCTTCAACTCCTGGCAGTTGATATACGCCGTTGTGAGAGGCGTTCCCGTGATGGCATCCAGGTAGACGGCAGACTGCCAACCCACGATCGGTTCGTCGTTGAGGTTTACCCCAATGGAGGCAATGCGATTGGTACCCGTCAGTGGGGTAACGGTACGGTCTCCGATGGGGAGCTTATCCTGGGCCTTCCCCTTCAGGTTGAGCGTCGCCTCCGTCTGCACCTTAATATCAAAAGAGCCGTCAGTGGCGAAGGAGAAGGGGTGCGTCCAGGACCCGGTTCCGTCATACCATTCAACTGCCGCGCTATAGAGGTTTCCACCTGATAAGAAGACCAGTTGCCAGCCGTAGACCCCGGTTATTGCCATCGTGGCAGCCGTTGTCACATTGGTAATCCCCGACGCGTTGACGGCACTATAGACATTGCTAGAGTAGTAGGTACCTGCTGCCGTGATAGAGATGGATTCAGTCACTGCCTGGCCGTAGGAGGTTCCTGCTATGGTGAGCGTTCCCGCAACGGTAAAAGCAGTGATAGTAAAAATGAGCTTCATTCCGGGGGCTGTGGGCTGCGTGGTCAAACTTTGTGTTGCTGAAATGGCAGCAGCAGCAAAGAGCGAGGTGGGTGTTGAAGGCAGCGTGGTGATGGTAGGTGCCCCCATCATCATGTAGGGCCACCACAAGCTCAAATCCGCGTACACGTCCTGCTTGATATCGATAGAGGTATTATTGATGAGATGCAGGATCTTCTTGTCACGCTCTAGCAGACTATTATGCTCGTTGGGGCTGTACGTCTTGACGACACGGTTAGAGGTTAGCAGAGAAGGAACAGCAAACTTGCCAGCATAGATGCCCCACACCGTAATAGTCGCATTCGCCAGGCCGGTTGTCGTAATGTTGGTGATCGCTGAATAGGCGTTCACCGAGACATATTCATTGCTAGCAAGCTGAGCAGACTGTGTTTGCTGAGCCGTTGGAGACGCAATGTTGTAGGTCTCCGTGTTTCCGGGAGTCCCGGTCCCCGTGATGGTTACCGTCCCGCTAGTGGTCCAGTTGGTGATCTTGATATGCAGTCTCATGCCGGTACTGCCACTAGGGGTGGTCAATCCGGTAATGGTGGCAATCACTGGCGTAGAGGCAAGCAGAAGTTGTTCTCCATTACTGGCCTCCAGCATCAGGTTGACAACACCTTTTGCTGCTGTGGCGGATATTGGCATAGTGTATCCTCCCTACATTCCCCCTACCACCCGTATGCCGTGCGTGGTATGTCGAGCCTTCCCCTCTCCTACGATGAGGGAAGGAACTGATCGCTGACAACAGTATCGTTCGTTGTATTGATGGTCTCCATCTGTCCGGCGTCTATAGTTTGATTGGGCACGTCTGGAATAGATCCGGCCTCCCCATACTCCACAAAGGTTTCATCTACCGCACCCTGAGGAGGTGAGAAGAGAGCAGGCAGATATCCCTGAGAGACAATCTGGAGAGTGGAGAGATCTACGGTGACCCACTGACCTGCGTGAAACTCTCCTCGCGGATCAGCCGGATTGGGGACATTCGGGATGATCCCGCTCGTTCCATAGAAGCTATAGGTTTGGGTACTCATGAAATCACTCCTGGGGGAGTGGGAACAAACCACTCCTGGCGTGTCATTACCTCCACAAGATGGGCTCGAAGCCACTGACCATTGCGTAGCACCTTGAGAAACCTCCCTGTCCCGCCTTTGAGTTGCGCATGGAAGACACTGCCTGCATTCCCAAGCGTGGCGTGTGTCTGAAAGGGCTGCACCAGAGCATCCCTCACCGCATAGATAAGCAGTTCTGCTGATTGCGCGTTATCCATACCGACCAGGGAAAGGACGAACCACGTTTGTTCGTCCCAGATCTTGCCGCCAAAGGCGTGACGTTGGGAATCGTCCCGATTGGCGTAGACCTCCAGTGAAGCATTGCCGCCTGCCACGTTGGTCGTGACATCCTTTTGCTCTCCCAGTGATACAACACTGTAGACCAGGATACCGGAAGGATAGGTGAGCGCTTGCGCATATCCGACGATGGCTTGAGCTACCGCCGTCGTATTCGGAAAGTTGGGTGCTGGCATACTACATCTTCCCAAGGAGAGCAAACGTCTCAGCCGTTGCCAGACCAACGATCACGAGGATCTCATCTGTCGTCTGTTCTAGAGCAGGACGGGCATATGGTTTTCCGGCCTCGTCATAGACTCGCCCCAAACTATCTGCCCCGTGAAAGCCCTCCTCCATACGCCAGGCGTAAGGAACATCGACAGAGACAATCACTTCCATTGGACCCGCAAGCTGCGCTGAAATAGCACTTGCGAGCTTTCCGGTAGGGTTCGCAAAGGCCGTCCAGGTATTGGCCTCGGTGGCGGCAACAAGTACATCCCCCGCTTTCGTCATAGCTGCCGCCATTTGGGGTTCCAGGAGCGCCCCAAACTGTCCCATATGCTCGATAATTCCCAGTGAGGCCACGTCAAAGGCTACGCTGATGAGTCCGTCTGCCACTTCTCCTCCTCTCCACACTCATGCCTGAATAATCCAGTTAATATAGTCGCTTAGATCTGGCGACATATTGTTGAAGTTGACTTTTACGCGTACATAGTACGTGCCCACCGTTGTAGGGACATCAGCCAAGACCAGTTGGTAGGTCACAACCCCCGGATTGGCGTCAACAATCGTGAAAGTGCCTGCTCCTGTTCCCGTCTGCACATGATTTGCGTTATAGATAAGCAAACTCAACTGATTCGTAGTCACGCCTGTGAGATCCATTGGTTTGCTGTCTCTTGCCATGACGATGGTCCAAACAGGACTCAGTTGGCCAAGCGCCCACGGACTGATTGGCACGTGCTACCTCCCTCCCATCACAACCACACCATCACGACCAAGAACGGAAACTTCACCATCACGAGATCTTGCCTGAACTCGACCATCACGTCCAATTGAAGATACTTCACCGTTACGCCATACTCCTCCCATTTGACCATCACGAAACAGTGCCGTAATTGCCAGAGACGCCATCTGGCTCGTTGGCCCTGCCAGAGTGAGTAGTAAGGTCCCCCCAAATGTGCGAGGAATAACGACGACAGGCATTAGCTATTCGTCCCTCCTGTGATGACTCCCGCACGTAATTCAGGGGATACGATATCCCCTTGCGGAGAAAGGGTTGAAATGCCAGCCGTGTAGTGGGTACTGACCTGGGTTGCGCTCAGGACGGTGCTGTAGAAGGCAACCCCCTGGATCTTACCGCTAAAGAAGTCATCCGCCGCATTATCCTCCGTTCCAATATAGCAATAGGTCAGTGCAATTGCTGGAGTTGCAGCAAGAGGGGACCCTTGCAAGGCACCATTCACGTACAGTCGCAAATTTGTTCCGTCGTAGGTGCCAACAATATGATAGGTTGTTCCATTCACGGCAGTTGGGCCGAGAATGTTATTGGCGGAGTAGGT